TCCGGTGCTGGTAGCATTGGTTTCGGTGACCCGCTTAAATTTGCATCGGACGGCACCGTTGTTGTTACGACCGAGACGACCACTGCTCCGACCACCGGCTTTGCTGGCGTGTTTATGGGCTGCGAGTTTGTTTCGTCCGTAACGGGTCAACCGACCTATTCGCAATCTTGGATTTCTGGCACCTCGGTGAAGTCAGGCACGTATATCACGGCCTACGTCGTCGAAGATCCAGACACCCTATTCAAGATCGTGGGCGTGTCGGCTTCGGTCGTTGTCTCAACTACAGACGGCTTTGAGTATGGTGATATTGGTTCCAACGTTGCGTTGGTTGCTAATACGCTGAACACCGCTACTGGTGATTCTAAGCAAGCCGCCTTGATCGGTTCGGTTGCGGTGACAGCATCGCTTCCGTTGCGAATCGTCGATGTGGTTGAAGATACGGCGTTTGTGTCAAGCGGCACCACCTACTATCCGGAAGCAATCGTGAAGTTCAACGCTCCATACGTTGACGCCGGTTCGACCGTGATTGGTGGTCATGCTTACAACAACCCGACTGGTCTGTAATAGGGAGTTCTAAGAAATGGCTATTTCACGTGCACAATTACTGAAAGAGCTGCTTCCCGGCCTGAACGCCCTGTTCGGTCTGGAGTACAAGCAGTATGGTGAGGAGCATAAGGAGATCTACGAGACTGAGACCTCCGAGCGTTCCTTTGAAGAAGAGACGAAGCTGAGCGGGTTCTCCGCTGCCCCGGTTAAGGCCGAGGGTTCCGCCATTGCGTATGATAACGCGCAGGAAGCTTGGACGGCTCGTTACAGCCACGAGACTATTGCTCTCGGCTTCTCCATCACGGAAGAAGCGGTTGAAGACAACCTGTATGACTCGCTCAGCAAGCGCTATACAAAGGCCCTTGCCCGTGCGATGGCGTACACGAAGCAAGTCAAGGCGGCATCGGTCCTGAACAACGGCTTCTCCTCGTCCTATGTGGGCGGTGACGGCGTGGCCCTGTTCTCGGCATCGCATCCGCTTGTCAACGGCGGCTCCAACAGCAACCGTCTGACCGCATCGGACCTCAACGAGACTTCTCTTGAGGCTGCTGTGATTCAGATCGCTGGCTGGACCGACGAGCGTGGTCTCTTGATCGCGGCGAAGCCCCGTAAGCTCATCGTGCCACCGGCATTGATGTTCGTTGCGAAGCGTCTCCTCGATACGGAACTTCGTGTGGCGACTGCGGATAACGACATCAACGCTCTCAAGGCGATGGGTTCGATTCCGGAAGGCTACACGGTGAACCACTTCTTGACCGACACGAACGCTTGGTTCTTAACGACCGACGTTCCGAACGGCATGAAGCACTTCGTGCGTACCCCGCTACAAAACTCAATGGACGGAGATTTTGATACCGGCAATGTTCGGTACAAGAGCCGCGAGCGTTATAGCTTCGGCTGGTCTGATCCGTTGGGCATGTTCGGATCGCCCGGTTCTTCGTGATGAGACTGGATCGGGGGGCTTCGGCCCCCCTTTCCTTTTTTGATGTTTAAGGTTATATAGTTGTTACCGGGAAATATTTCAGCCCATCAGACAGACCCGGCTGACGACATGCAGACTGATGGGCAACTTGCATGTGAGGATATTTAAATGGGTACGACTACTTTCTCTGGTCCGGTTGTTTCGGACAATGGTTTTCAGGCCGACACCCTTGTGATCGGCACCACCACGATTACGACGGGCAATGTGTCCGGTACGTTGGCTGATCAAGTGGGTTATATCCCTGTCAGCATCGGTGGTACCACCAAGTACATCGCGCTGTACGACAGCTTGACTCCGTAAGATTTTGTAGGGGGGCACTAAGCCCCCTTTACCCATTACAGGAGACAAGCTATGTCAATGCAGTTCGATGTCTGGGCGGTCAATACCGGAGACTCAGACGCGACGTTTTTTTCGTCGAATGTCACAACTTCCGGTACGGTTACGCTTGCCGCAAGTCAGATCGGTAACAACGGAACAGGATACAAAGTTTCCGCCACCTCTGCAGGGGGTGATACGGGGCTGAATATCACTGTGACCGGTGTTCCGGTTGGGCGACTTGATGGTGGTACCGTTACCGAAACCTTTGCAGGTGAGAGTGCGTCAGTGGCGTACTCAACGAATTACTACAACACCGTATCGGCTATCTCTCTAGATGGCACCCCAGCGGGGTCTTTGTCGATTGGGTACGGTGGGGATTTGGCTCTTCCGCGCACTCGTATTAAGTCTGTGTACTACGTTGCAGATGGTGCGGCAGGGTCAATTACATTCACCTCGCAGGCTTCGGGTACGACAATTCTTAGCCTGACCACACCTTCAGCGACCCTAACGGGCCTCGCCTTCGTTCCCCCTGACGGTATTCTGACTACAAAGAATACGAACAACGACTTCTGCGTTGTGACCACCTCGAACGTGGGTGGCGTCACGATCTTCTGCGGGTGACGTATGGCTAAGACCCCCGCGTGGCAGCGGAAGGAAGGTAAAAATCCTAAAGGCGGTTTGAACGCCAAAGGACGAGCTTCCTATAACCGTGCTAATCCCGGTAAGCCGGGTCTTAAGCGTCCTCAACCTGAAGGCGGTTCTCGCCGTGATTCGTTTTGTGCCCGTATGAAAGGCATGAAGAAAAAGCTCACGAGCAAGAAGACGGCGAACGACCCCAACAGCCGTATCAACAAAAGTCTTCGAGCTTGGAACTGCTAAAATGAAAGACGAGAATATTGAAACCATGAAGAGCGCCGGTGATGCGTTATCGGTGTTCACGGTAGTAGGGACTTTGATTGAAATGCTTCCATCCATCGCAGCTATGTTTACTATCGTCTGGACAGGTATTCGTATCTATGAAACGGATACGGTGAAGGGCGCGGTGTCCAAAGCTATTGAATGGGTCAACAAGATCCGGAGGAAAGATGGCGAGTAAGTGGATTCAAAAGGCAATTAAAAAACCCGGCTCTTTGCGTAGCAGTTTGGGTGTGAAGAAGGGTGAAAAAATCCCGGCAAAGAAGCTCGCTAAAGCAGCTAAGAAACCGGGCAAGATGGGCCAACGTGCAAGACTTGCTAAAACTTTGCGAGGGTTTAAGAAATGATGGACCGTAAGATGAAAGACAAGATGGGTCGTGCTATGCCGATGCGTGGCGACATGTCCGACAAGATGGGCCGTGCGATGGCAGGCATGAAGAAAGGCGGCAAGGTTAAGTCCAAAGCCAAAGGCGGTAGCTCTTATCGCAAGGCGGCTGACGGTGTAGCCCACAAGGGCAAGACCAAAGCCAAGATGGTGAAGATGGCCTATGGTGGGATGTGCAAATGAAAAAGTTATCTGATATGACGGACGAGGAGCGCTACGGTAAGGTCGGGGCGGAGATTCGCCGTCTTGATCCCGAGGCGTACAAAAACCGTAAGGACAAATCTGCTGCAGCAAACATGAAGCTGCTTCGTGAACTGCGGGAGAAAGCCAAAGCCCCCGCTACGGGGCGCTCCGCTGCTTTTGAAGAAAGCCGAGATGTTCCCCCTCCTCGTACAGAAACCCAAGCTGAGAAGGATCGTCGCAGACCGGGCAGCGGTGCTGGGTTTAAGAATATAGCGGCGAATCTTGGTGATGCCGCGACTCGTGCAAGGTACCGTGCCCAAGGCTACGGCAGTCAAGATAGCGGTCGCGGGGAAAGCGCTGCTATGCGCCGTATTCGTGAGAGGGCAGAAAGTCCTGCTATGCGTCGTATTCGTGAAGCAAAAGAATCACGAACGCAGGGTATGAAAAAGGGTGGATCCGTTAAATCTTCTGCTTCTCGTCGCGCTGACGGTATCGCTAAGAAGGGTAAGACCCGAGGTAGGATGGTCTAATGGCTTCATCTATGCGAATCCCTAAGTATACCGCCGGTATGTTTAAGAAAAAAATGTCACGTTTCGGGGCGTCAGCACCTAAGAAGCCACGTATGCCTAAACCTCCGAAACCTAAAGCTAAGAAGCCTTCTAAGCGTAAGGTAAAGTTCTTACAAGAAGGTGGTCCAACGGACGATCTTGTCCCACGTTCAATGCTGCCTGATCGTAATGCGGCGCAGCAAAAGAAGGATATGGATACGCTTATGAAGTATTACATGAGCGATGAAGTCCGTGAGCGTGACAAGCGTCGAGCGGAGGAAGACAAAAAGAAGAAAAATCCTCCAAAGATAAAAGAAGAAGCTGTTATTGAAGAGCAAATCGTGACGCCTGAAGCATTTAGGCAAGAGATGGAAGAAGAGAAGCGTCGTAGGCGTGGACCTAGCGATAGTGAAATGCAAAGAGCTAAACGAGAAGCAGGAGTACGCACTGCTCGGAGAGGCGGTGTAATGAAGTCTTATAACGTAGGCGGCAAAATCGACGGTATTGCAAAGCGTGGCAGGACCCGAGGTAGGATTATCTAATGATGCCGTCTCGTGGAATGGGTGACATTAACCCGGCAAAGATTCCTCGCGCTAAGCGGCGTGGGGATAATGAAATTGTTGAAGGAACCGGAAAACCCATTCGCCACAACGGAGGCGGCAAAGTAAAATCTAAGAGCAAGGTGAACGAAGCGGGTAACTACACCAAGCCCGGTATGCGTAAGAAATTGTTTGAGTCCATCAAGGCTTCGGGAACGCACGGTACTAAGCCGGGGCAATGGTCAGCGCGCAAGGCACAGCTTTTGGCGAAGAAGTACAAAGAGAAGGGTGGTGGATACAAGGCATGAGAGATCCGCAACGATCTTTGAAGGCTTGGGGCGAGCAGAAATGGAGAACCAAAAGTGGTAAGCCATCTAGTAAAACAGGTGAAAGATATCTACCTGAAGCTGCTATTAAAGCTCTCAGTTCTGCTGAGTATGCCCGAACCACAGCCGCCAAGCGAAAAGGTAAAAAAGCGGGCAAGCAGTTCGTCAAGCAGCCGAAAGGTATCAGCAAGAAAACCCGTGCGTATCGTCAAGCGGGGAAGTAAGAAGTAATGGCATACAACACCACAGCTACAACTAACTTTAACCTCGATCTC